CAGCAAATCCCGTAGTTGCGGCAGTTCCAAGAGCCAAAGCAGTTTCCGCTGCGCCGCCTAGCTTGTCAAAAAATCCCGGCTCTTCGTATGGCTCAGGCGGTTCTACTTGCTCGCCATAAAACCTCGGAATCTGGTCAACGCGACTCACGGGGCGCTGAATCTCGGTGGCAGGAACCTGCTCGGCACGAGACTCGCCCTGAGATTGAGCCATCAAGGCATCTTCTTCGGCACGCTTTATTTTGTATGCTCGAACAAAATCCTCGTAGATCGGGGTGCCTTTCTTTTTTGGATTGTTGTCAATCCATCGAGCATAGTCAGCAGCAGAGGCCATTATTTTGCTTTCTCAATTTCTCTGTCAACTCTATTAAAAAGTTCTTGTTCTGCTCTAGTTCTTGTCGGGGGCGCGGGGCTTCTAGATTGTTGCCCACTTGCGCGCCTAGGTTCCAGTATTTTTTCAAAGTCCGCTATGTTGGGAGCGCGCCCTTTATACCCAACAAGAGACCCATGATCTTCCCCATACTTTGCCATTGCTTCCATTTGCTCCGCGGACGCTTCCATCTGCGCAACAATCAATTTCAAACGACGCGCGTTTTCTTTCACCCCAAGCTCAGGATTAAACGCTCTTTTCAAAAACATTTTGCCTTCATCTGCCGTAAACTGGCCAAGAACTGCTCGCATTCCCACTTGAATAACTCTCTCAGCATCTTCCCTTGCGGCTGTGGATCTGGGCGCAAAGAATGGCATTGCCCAACTAGGAACAAACGTTTGCCACGCACCCGTAAGGCCAGGGTCTTTTTCTAGCTGCTTCACAACCGCTTTCAACTGAGCAATGTTTGAATAAGCAACGGCTGACTCGCTAACTCTCCAATTTACAGCAGCCTCACTTGCCTTTCTTGCTATGCCTTTTTGAAAATCAGTGGTTTCTTCTTTTGGTGCTCCAACAATGCTTCCAATACTAACCAACGGCTTTGCCTTCTGGGCTTGTAGTTCGTCAAATTTCTTTTGTTGTTCCGGGGTCAAACTTCCGTAAGCTTGCACTGTCTTTATGTCATCCGGCATCCCAGCTCGTTCTTTTGCCGCCAATTCTGCCGGAGCAAGTAGCCGCGCTCTTTTCTCGTTTTCTACTTTCAAATAATTGTCTACAGCATCTTTAGTGCCGGGAACCGCGGCAACTAAAGAAAGAAGGTTTTCTTTAAAAGCCTCAGGAGTAACCTCCCCGCTTTCAAGATTCTTAATAAGCATATCCATGCCAGGAATGGCTTTTATGTCTGCCTGCTTTATGGCCTCCAAGTATTGGATAAGCTGTGGTTTATTAAGAAGAGTGCCGCTCAAAATTGGTGCAGCCGTAGCAAGTAGTTTTTTTGTGTCTTCTTGGGACATGCTGTTTATGATGGCATTGAATTGGTCAAGCTGATCTTTGCTATAAAACTCTATATTGCCAAGAACATGGTCCCGCAAGTCTTGCGCGGTCAACGTCCCTTCCGCGCGTTTTCGAACAATATCCTCCCGCTTTACCCGCAATGCTTGCATTTGCGCGGCTTTGCGTTGATCCTCTTCTTGCTTAAGCAATGCTTGTCCTTGCCTAAACGCAAGTTCATTTTCCCGCTGCTCGCGCAGAAGACGATATTGCTCTGCGTTGGCAAGTTGCGCGCCCATCTGAATCCCACCCATGATGGGAGACAGGAATTGATTGCCCTGAAAGGCTGACGTGTAATCGATTGGAGACTGCATGGCTTTACCTCATTTCCTCATTCCCAATCCTGCTGCAAGGCCAACCGGGGTCGATTGAGTAGACGCGCCGCCAAATGGATTCCACTTTCCAGTAGCTATTCCAATCCCACCAAAGACCGCAGGCATCTGTAGCGCTTGGACGAAGGGCGCGGCACCTCCCAACGTTCCTCCGGCCCTAGCGGCGCCCTGAGCAGCCAGCAATTGAGCAACATTGCTGCCGGTCTCCATGCCTGCCGACCCAACGCCAGCAGCAGATTGCTGGCCAAGAGCAGTAAATCCGCCAAGCCGTGCGTATTGCTGGTCAATGGCGTTTTGCAGCATCATGGGCCTGAACTGAGCCAGAGCCCCCTGAAAGTTGCCGCCTCGCAATCCACCAGTAGCAGAGGCGTTTTGCATCATGGCCTGTTCGCCCTGTCTGGTAAGGGCTTGCAACAAGGGGCTGGATTCGATTTGAGAGATTGCGGCCTGCTGTTCAGCGGGTCCGCGCAATCCAATCAAGGATTGTTGCCCCCGTAGGGCAGGGGTGCCCGCCTCAACGTATGGCCTCAAAAGTTGTTGAAGCGTATCAAACTGCCTACGTTGCTCCGCAATGCCAGACTCGGCAGACTGAGCTTGTTGGCCAGCCGCCCGTTGTGTGGCGCTCGATTGCACTAAGCCGCCCAAAAGACTGGAAGCGGCCATTCCCGCTATAAGTCCAAATGGGTTCATAAAAAAATTCCTAGTATTTTCATTTTTTCACCCCAACAAAATTTCTTTGCTTGTCATGTGATTTTAAGCAAAAACTTCTTTGTTTAAGTAATTTCTCGACCGCTTACCCTTAGCGTCAATGCCGTGGCAGCGCTGGCGGTAGTTGAAATGAATCCACCGGGTTCAATAACCTGCCCAACAAGTTCAGGGCAATTATACGTCTCATCGGGGACAACGGTTTTAATATCCACAATCAAGTTTGCGTTACTGGCGCTTCCGCCGCTTTGCACAAGATTAACAGAAAAAGACCTGTTTACCGTGTCAGTGTTTGTCACCGTAACTTTGTCAATAATGGCGCGGGTTCCCGCCGGAGCCGTGTATTGCGTTGTCGCCGCCGTTGCCAGTTGAAGAGGCGCGACCAAAACTTTAACGATAACGGCCATGATAACCTCAGTCTATGTTATTCGAGACAGTCAGGATAACAGAAGGAATAGCAGGAACAGGGGCAACGGCAGCGCTTGCAGTAATTTGCACAGCCACATCCGAAACTGACCACATGAGTTCAAAGTAATCTCCTGACTTGAAGTCGTAGAAGAAATTCCATGCGGCAACCAATTCGCCGTCCGTTCCTTTAAGCCTTATTTGACTTGCCGAATTGGCTACGTTTGTTCCATTGACCCTAAGCCAAACAAAAACAAGGTGGTTTCCGCCTGACGTGTTGTCCAGTTGCGCAGAAAACGAGATGTTATACACCCCTGGTTCATACACAAAAATCTGAGAAGTCGTTGCCCCTCTCTGAACTCCAAAACTTAAATCCGTGCTGTTAAACGTGATTGCGTATGCAGTGTTGATTGCTGCCGCATTCTGTGTTGTCGTGTCGTAAAACGACCCGTAGAACTTCCTTTTTTCCTCGCGCGCGGGAGGAGTAAACGCCAAAAACTCAGAAAAATAATCCCGATCTTCTTTGGCAGGCGGTTTGAGCGTTTCTATCTGAAAATCAGCACGAATTGCTGCTAACTCGTTTAGCGCTTGCAGCGCCTTTGCTTCCGCAAGACTTGTCTTGATATCAGCGTCGTCAATATCTACAGATTGAGACTCCGTGGTATCAAAAAGCCTTTCAAACGCCTTAATAGACTCGTGATCTTTCAAAAAAACCGCTAACTGATCGCGCGTAATCCCGAGCTTAGGCATTCAGGGGCTCCAGCCTTCCTTGCATGGCAATCACCGAAATATGTGCATCAGAATCGCCCCTGACCCTTTGGATGCGCCAGTTGCGCATAAATCCCTGTTGCCACCAGACCAAACGTTTTGCCAAGTTTCCAGTCGTTCCGACAGAGATAAACCTGTCTTGACTCCAAGACGAACCGTCAACGCTGTACGACGTGGATATCTGCGGATTCTTGCCAACCTCAACTCGGCCTGTCAGGGCAACCAGTTCAAGCTCGTGGAAAATGCCGCCCTTGCCTTCGTTGTACGCTATGGGCGTTGAAAACTCCCATCGCGCCTTTTCTGACCACTGAGAGCTAATCGAGTCTTGAAAATACCCAATCCTAGATTCTAAAGGGTCGCCAACAAGCCACCTGTTTTCGCAATAGACCATGTTTTGCGCACGATATCGAGAAAACCCTTCTACGGACGAAGTGAGGGTAATCCATACCCTCTGCTGTAGCGCTTCGCTGGCAGAATGGTCATATACGATGGTGCGGTCAGGCAAATGAACGTACAGGAATTTGTGCGCTCGATACAGGCGAGACTCTATCTTTACCGTTGATAGGTTCGAATACGACGCAAGAAGCTCATCAATGTCCTGCGTGGCAATTTGCGTTGCCGTCGCATTGCTCGCAATGTAAATGCTTGAGGCTTCATTCTTGCCGCTCCCTATGAAAGCGATTTGTTCATCAAACACACAAACCGCAAACGTGCCTACAGCGCCTTTCTGTACCTGCGCGCCTTCAATCCTGGAAAAAGGGAAAAGATCGCCGCCTACGTTATCGAATACTTCAATCGTATGCTGGTTTATGGCGTAAATCTCATTCCTGAGCTTTACCAAAGCAACTACAGGGTCAGGATCAGCCTCGGAACTGCCGTACTTTAACGGATTGACGGCCAGCGGGTTTCCAAGCTCGGTAACCACTAGATGAGTGCCATCCGTGGTCATCCAGTACCCATCAACCCATGCAAGGTCGGTTACCGTCCCTAGGTCGGGATCGGTGTTTTGCGTGAGCGTGCTGGTTGCGGGGTCCCAGAAATACAGATTTCCGCTGCTGGCAATCCCTAGCAGGTCAAACGAGTAATCCATGGTGACATACCCGGACCCGCCAACATCTGCCAATACGGTTATGGTGGAACCAGATACCGTTACCAGCTTGGTGCCCATCACTCGGAAACAAACGCCATTCCACTCAATGCCGCCTCGGTCAATTCCGGGGCCGGTGGCAAGAGTTACGATGCCATCGTGAGGGCGAAGATAATACTCACTCACTCCAGAGCCCTTTGGCACTGGCATTATGTTTACAGGATATGCAGTCCTTACGTCGGGGCCGGTATCCGTGTAAATTCCTGCAACGATAGGGAAAGACGGCATTGAGTCACCATTTCACTTTGTCCGCCCAATAGGCGGCAGACATATTGCCTTTGGCAATGTTTCCAGCGTGCCGCGCCTTGAATGACTTGCGCCGTGCCTTTTCAGCATTGCTCTCGCCTTCGCGCTTAGGCGATCCGCTTACGCCTTGCTGCCCGAAGCGAATGGTCTTGACCTGATCGCCAGACTTCGCCACCACGATATGCGATTTAGTCGGGTGCGAAGGCGTGCGCTTGGGCTTGTTGTAACCTGCTACGCCCGCTCGCTCCAATCTAGAATCGCGCTTGGCAGGCATCAGCTAATCCGATACCAAGAGTTTGTCGAAGTTACGAATCGCATCCGCGCGAAACCGTTTGCAGCCAACGCTGTCGGCGCACCGTTGGCGGCCGTCGCCCCGTTGAGCGAGACCGTGAGCGCTGTCACGACCTGCGTGCTGGTAATGAGCACTTCCGTCCCGTCCGGCGTAGAGGTGTTCAGCGGCAGCGTGATCGTGCCCGTGGCAAGCGTCCCGGCAGGCTGAAGCAACATCCACTGTTGCTGCGAAACCGGCGTCGGCACGGCGATAGAGAAGCCGGTCGTCGGGACGTAAACATTGGTCGAAAGAGTAGGCGCCGCAAACTGTTGCTGGAAGAACGTCAGCAAAGATGACACTGACAGGCGCCGCGCATCCCCATTTTGCTGGCTGTAGACCGGGAGTTGATCGCCAGAAGAAACGCTGTCAAGCGCAGATAGCTGATTGATGGTAGGCATGGCGTCTCAATACAGTTCGAGCGACCCATCGGGGCCGGTTTGAGTAGGGTCAACAGGGGCAGGCATAAACGGATCGCTATAGCGCCACGGCTTGTTTCCAGCGCCAGCAGGCAGCGTCCTCGGGAATTGATATTCTGGAGGAACGGCAAACAACGCCAGCAAAGCGTCATACGAGTTTTTGGCAGAAGCCATCGTATGCAAAGATGCTTGTTTGCCAAAACTAGGAGCAATAGTTACAGCTAGGTTCGTGATAATTGCCTGATTGGCAGAGTCTGGGACGCCCGTTTCTTGGTCAAGATTAGTGTTTTCTGGCGACAGCGGCAAAGGAAATCCAACACGAATTCCCCGCGCATTCCAGGTTGCCATCATCGCATCTAGGCGCCTGCAAGCAGACTCCAACATCTGAGGCGTCAAGTCAAACGTATACGCTGCCATGCCGCATTCTTCAAATGCAGCTTCTACGAATTGACGGCGCGTGTAGCTCATTAAATTCCAGCCTCGCCGGGCTCAATCCTTAGGCTCGGGGTGCCAGCGGCAGCAATATACGCAACCGCGTTGTGGTCTTGATCTTTCTGAATAACGATTACCTGACCTGGGCGAAGCATCAAGTCGGCAGTGGTGGCAGCGGTCGATGAGCCAAAACCAGTACGCACGTGGATAGTGTTCGTAGCATCAAGGTTAATCAGGCGAACACATTTGTTTCCAAGTCCAATGGTCGTATTTGCGCTAGTAGTTGACGTTGCCGCCGTTACGCCAGCGCCAAAGGTAGGTGAAAATGGGCCGGAAATCATTTCGTCTCCTTATATGCCGCGTTGACAACAGCAAGCAGCTTTTGATTGCTCCAGCGATGGTCAACTCTAATTTTCAGCAATTTTGCTTGCTCAAACATTTCTTCACGAGTCGGCGGCGCGCTTGAAACAGGATCATCTACAGACTTGTCTTTGTTCTTGTAAGCCTCTACGGCTTCAGGAACAGTCTTAAACCATCCTTCTTTCAGGGCCGCATCCAAAGATTCTTGTTTCCGAATCGGCAACGTGCTGAAAGTAAATCCGGGAGGCCCGAGCCATGCGCCAGGGCACTTGTATAGCAACGTAGGAAACTCGTCTTTCATTTCTTTTTTGCGGTTTTGGCAGATTGCTTGAAAGCCTCGGCAGTAGGCGCCCCAGGCGATCCTGGCTTGCGCATCTTCTCGCCGCTGCCAGATTTAATACGCTTGCGCTTTGCTGCAATGTTTCCGTACAAGCTCGGTTTCATTTCTTTTTGGCCCCTTTGCAAGATTTTCCTGCTTTCATGCCAGAAGTGCGAGCAGCTTTCAAGGCAATGGCAACGGATTGTTTCTGCGGTTTTCCAGATTCCATTTCTTTTGAGATGTTATCTGCGATCTTTTTCTTGCTGTAACTTTTTTTCAGCGGCATGTTGGCTCCTCAAGAAAAGACGGGCGGCTTTTGACCGCCCGCCTTGACCATTACGACAGACGATACGTCACAAAAGTATTCGTATCGGTCTTACGGGTGCGGAAGCGAGCAGCAGAACCGCTCGTTGCCGCCGTTGCCATGGCGCCAACAACCGTGTGACCAGATGCTCCTGCCGTTACCGTGAGGGCAAACCCCGCCAAGGTAATCAAGGACCAGTCAAACGAGTCGTCGGTCAGCCAATACGAAGCGGCTTCCATTGCGGCGCCAGTGGGAAGCTGGATGCTTCGGTTGGTCGTCGGAGTGGCGGTAACAAGCCCGGTAAGGATGTCACCAACACCAAACGCCATTGAGCCGCCATCTGCAATTACCGCAGGGGTGACCTGAACTTGACTGTTCAGTCGCCACTGCTGAACCACGGGGTTAGTGCCCACTTCGTACAACACTGGTTGCCCGGAAACAGACTCAACAATAATCGTTGCGCCGCTGGTGTACGGACCAAAAACGGTTTGGCCGTTCGTGACCGTGCCAAGCAATGCGGTCTGATTGGGGTAGTTGGGAAAACCAATGACGCGAGAAACCTGCGCCTGTCCTTGCGTATAGACGGCAATAGACTCATTGGCAGGAACCGTTACGGAAACTTGCCCGTTCGGGGAAACGATGAGGCTCATTTTGATCTCCTTTAGTCGGGCTTAGGGCTGCGAGAACATGATAATGCCGGACATCTGCGGCTGCTTGTTCACCACGCCAAACAAAGTATCAATACGGAACTTGGTTTTCATGGTGTTAATGTCGTAAAACTTGGTCATGACCACTTCAATGCCTTGGTCAGTAGAACCCCGCATAACGGCCGCACCAGCATCCGTAGGAACGGCATAACGTCCCGGAAGAATTTCCAGTGCATCTTTGTGCCAGAACGGGTTCATGGCACCAGCAGCCGTGTTCAACCAAGTGATAGCCGCCGTGGCGCTTGCAGCAGTCACCACACAGTTTTGATACTGAACTTCAGCATCCGATCCACCCTGCGCCGTAATCAGCGGTGGCGTAATTACCATGGTGGTGCTTGAAGGCACATCAATGACCCGGAACGTCTTAGGCTGGCCCGTATCACCCTTGGTAATGTGATGAACAGCGTTGACGTTGGCAACTTGGAACGAATCACCAATAGCCACGTTGGACGTGCTGTTAACGGTCACGGTCTGAAAACGGTTGTCTACGTTCGAGGATTCGCCCGTAGCCGAAACAGACGTTGCCCGAGGCACATACACGTTCGGGCCAGTTGAAAGCGTAGAAATCGTAGTGCCTGAACCAAGTGCCGCAGCCTTGCGAACCGCGTAATCTAGCTTGTAGGTCTCAAAGGACGCCACAGGGCCAACATACGCATTGCGCAACGCCTTGTCGGAGATGTTGTTGCCGAACGACCGAGTAGAAACGGCAAGATTGCTTGCCATGCCGTTGTAGTCCCGCGTAGACAGGGCAAGGCAACGATCTTCAGAGTTTACGCCTTGCTCGTTAAACGCGGCCTCAATTGCAGCAACGTCATCAAAACCAGACGCGGCGCTAGTGCGCTTGACAAAAATAGAACCCTGAAGCGCAGCAACGTCCATGACCGCCACGTTGATGTCAGAGGCCAACTTTTGCTTTGCGGCATCGCCAAGACGATTTTCTTGCAACGCATCGCGCAATTCGGTAGCGGTCATCGACCACGGCACCGAACGGGGGAATCCAATGGTGGCGGGAACGCTAAGTTGCGTGTAATCGTCAAAGTTGTTGGTCATGTCCGTGCCAGCATAGGACGTGGCCACATACGGCTGGGGGCGCCAAATGACGTTATTGGTGCGCTCCATCATCGTCTGATCCGTGCGATAGACCGAGACGTTCTTGGACAAAATCAGTTTATCGCCAAAGCCTTCGAGGATTTCCTCAAAAGCTACCCGCTCTTCCTTCAAAAATGAATTGGCCATAATGGGCTCCAGAAATTGAGTTCACGATTAAGTTTACTCAACCGCTCAGAGCCCGGTTGGCCGCTCAAATAGTCTGCCGTTTAGGCTGGCGAGGCCGTTTGCACTATATCACAAAAACAACATTGTCAAGCGCGTTTTTCTCTTAACGAGCGTTTGTATCGCAAAACCTTAGTCATGTCGCCGGTTCGTGCGGCTTCTGCTCGAAGTCGTTCAAGGGTTGAGTCCACGGTGCCGGACGTGGGCGCGTTTCCAGCAGGAACAGACCTTTCGGGCGGCGGGGGAGATGCTTTGCTAACCCTCAATTTTGCCTCCAGTTTTGCTACTGCAAACGAAAACTTTACAGGGTCGGTGATAGACCCAAGTTCTTTTGCCTTTCTCGGGTTTTTGCCCAAGGCATATACCACTAGCGCAGGATCGTCCGCGCCAGAAAGAATAACGCCTTGTTGAATTACACTCAGGCTTTCCTGAACCACGGCTTCTGCGTCTTCATAGTCATCTGCCTGAAGACGGTCTTTTGCTTGCCCATAGGAGTTCAACTTGGATTGCCAAGCTCGTTGAGCCTCTTCCTGGGCGGCTTCGTGCTGCCGCTTTACGTATTCATATTGTTCGCGTTTCTGGTACCACGCTTCAAGAGAGGCTTCGTATCGTCCAGAATCGTACTCAAAATCCTCAAGACGAGGCTTTGCTCCCGGATGCTGAATTGGCGCAAGCTGTGAACGCTCTCGTTCTTCGTATTCCTTGACCCTGCGCGTAAGCTCCCGGTGCTGCTTTCGCAGGTCTTTTACCCAATCGGGCGCGGGAGAAGAATCGTCTCCAACAACAACCTCAATTACTTCTTGTTCAGGCGCCGCTTCTTGCGTTTCGTCCTGCTGTTCCTCTTCCTCAAGCCCCTGCTCTTCAGAAACAACTTCTTCCTGCTCAACAATTTCTTCCTGAACTTCGCTTTCAGCGTTCACTGAGTTTCCTTTTAGTTAAAACCGCTTAGTTACCACTGGAATATACCCATCAGTGTCTTTAATTCCAGAGCGCACAATATTTCCTTTCCCAATTCCTCTTTGAGAGCCAAAGGGCGCGTAATAGTCACTCCTTGCATCTTTGCCAAAATATCTGCTTAAAAGCGGTATTTCTTTAGCTCGGTCTCTAACATCCACACCAGGCACTCGCGTTTGACTTAAATTGGGTGGCATTGCAGCGCCAAGATTTGGCGCCGCTGTCAGGGGGGCGAGGTTTCCTGAAGACATAATCTCGGGACTTTGCGCCGCCGTATCAACTGAAACCGCCGTAATAGAAAGCCCATACGGGTTAAAAAATTGCTCATTGATTATTTGAAGAAGCGAAAATGTATCTTCTGGATTAGAAAGCATTTCAGAAAGTGTTGGGTCATGTCGTTTTATAGGAAGAGGCGGGATATAATCTATTGTTTCCAATTCAGCAAACTGACCCGGAGGCTCATCAATTATTTCCTCTGGCAACTTACCTGGCCAATTTTGCCTATATAGGCGATTTTTGTTGGCTTCTGCGAGTCTTTGTTCGGCCATGTACACATCCATTTCCCCTGGCGACATCATGCTATAAGAAGGGGCCATAGGATTTGTGGCGCTTGTCTCAAGACCTTGTTTTGCGGCCTCCGCAGCCGCAAGATTTCGTTGAAAATTCTGCTCTATCTCGGGGAGCAATTTTTGCTCTCGCGCCCGCTGCGCTTTCCGCTCCGCGGCGTTCCTGCGCTCTTCTTCCTCTAGGGAAATAGTGTAATCCTTCGCCGGGCTTCGAGCCTTGGGCTTTTGGGCTTTAGGCTTAACTTTTTTAGCGTTTTTCTTGGCGCTTCTAACGCCCGCCGCACCGCTTCCACTAGTTTCAGCCATTTTTTCCTCCAAAATTATTTAATGAATCATCGCAAGCATTATATGCTGCGTTTCTAACTTTTCCACTTCAAAGAAAATATCTATTACTTCTTGGTCATCAAGAAGTAGTTCTTGCAATTGTCCAACGGCAGCTTGAATGTCGGCATCTTTTTGTGACTTAAAATCACGTTTACGGTTTTCTTCTTCAAACTTCAGAAGGCTTCTTTGCAGACTTTCAATCTGCTTGATCTCTCCTGAATAGTCTACAAGTTTCTTTACTACACGTCTTGCCTGCGGTATTTCTGACTGCGAAATAACATTGGCAATTTGCCTGATTTCTTGTTCTTCAATCTTCCGCAGGGCGTCTTCAAGGATTTGACGCTCGCGCAACCACCCTTTGCCCTTAGAAGCCCCGCTGCCTCCGCCTCCAATTATTGGAGTGGGCGGCGGTTCTGGACCAAGCGTTCCTGCGCCAGCAATGAAAAAATTGCCAAGCGTGATATTGCCAACGCCTGCAACCGGGCCTCCTGCAACATTACCAGCGCCTGCGATGGTCAAATCGCCAAGCGTAATATTACCAACGCCAGTAATTGCGCTACTGCTTACCGTGCCAGCGCCTGAAACAGTCAGAGCGCCGAGCGTAATGTTGCCCGTTCCGGTAATTGGCTCTAAGCCAACAATCGGCAATATGCCAAGTTCAATCTGCGCCCCGTCGAATAGGCGGCGGGATGCCATAAGTTATACCTCGCCAAGCAGCAGCGTGCCGTTGATTGCTTGTGCTGTGTTGGCGATGACCATGCAGGACAGGCAGGCCGTGTCGTCGAACGGTTGCAGCGCGCCGACCATGCCGCCAGTCAC